ACTATTTCCTGCCTGAATTAATACAGAATATTACAAGTACAATGTTTATAGCTGGATTCTTAGCACCAATAATAACTAAATTAATGTGGTCTTTATGGAAATAAAACAAGAGCATAGGGAATGGCTTACGGCTAATATAGGCAATTATGAATGTGCAAAGAACGGATACATAAGAAATCTTGAATTAGAGGAGTTAAAAATGTACGAGCATATTTATAGATTATATTTAGATCCCAATTTTATCGTATCAGTATGGTGCGGAGCTTGTAAGTTTGAAATGGTAATGCGATTATATCAATGGTTTGAAAAACAATAATATGGCAAATTTTATACATCCAACGGCAATCATAGGCGATAACGTTATCTTAGGGCATAACAATTATATTGGGGCTTATTGTATTATAGGCGACCAGGCAGAACATAAAAAATATTGGCTGCAACCAAAAGGCAAAGTGATTATAGGAAATGGAAATATGATTACAGGCTTAGTTACAATAGACGCAGGAACGGAAGATATTACAACGATTGGAAATAATTGTTTTATAATGAAGCACGCACATATAGGACACGATTGCCATATTTACGATAATGTTACGATAAGCTGCGGTGCAAAAATTGGCGGACATTCTGTTATAAAAGAATATTCAAACATTGGATTAAACGCCGTATTGCATCAGTTTACAATTATAGAGCAAGGTTGTATGATTGGCGCAAGTGCTTTTATAAAAGGATCAACAGAGGAATTTAGTAAATACGCGGGCGTGCCTGCAAGAAAAATAGGAAAAAATGAATATAGCCGTAATCTTATTAACCCTAAATAGAAACGACTTAACAAAGCGCGTTATTGATCAGAACTTTTTTAATTCTGGATATGATGCCGATTGCTTTTTAGTTGACAATGGCAGCGATCAAGTACCTTATGATTTATATAATTGGGCAAATTGCAATGTCGGAAATAAAAGAGGCATAGGCGCGGGAGTAAATGCAGGGCTTAATATGACCAGAGGATATGACGGCGTATGCTTATTAGCAAATGATATTTTACTTCCTACCAATTGGCTTAAAAATTGGGTTATGTTTGCGAAGCAAGTACCAAAAACAGGCATTAGTGGAATACATTGCGTTGAGGAGTTACCGCCATTGCAAGACGGAATTCATAAAACACATACGCCATTTGGCGATAATTTTATAACAAGGGAATTGATTGACGCGATCGGAGGCTATAATACTGAATACGATCCATACGGAATGCAGGATAGGGATTATGCAGAAAGGGCTACTATTGCGGGTTTTACTAATTACTATATTCCTGATTTAAGAAGCGAACATATCGGACACGACGTTGGGAATGGAACAGATTACAGGGCTATGAAGGATGCAAGCCTACAAAGGGCGCAGGCGGTTTGGGAAAAGTATCAACCTATATACCATACAGAAAAAAAACTTAGATGCGAATTTTAGCAATAACAAGTAAGCAAAGCGGTGTGGGGTATCATAGGATAATGATGCCATTGGTTAATATGAAAAAAGATTATTGCTTAATTACTGATACGTTAAGCGAGGAAACATTTGATGGGAACTTTGATATTGTGGTTATGAATAGGATGCTTGCTAACATAACGCCAGAGCAAATGATTGAATGGCGCAAAAAGTATGGCTTTAAGTTAGTAGTTGATAATGACGATCATTGGCAACTTGATCCTTCGCACATACTTTATCAGCACTATATTTTAAATCAGATACCAGAACAGATTATAAGTTGGCTATTGATAGCAGACCTTTGTACTTGCACCCATAGTAGATTGGCAGAGGAAATATACAAGCACAATATAAACGTAGAAATATTGCCTAATGCTATTCCCTATGGAGAGGAGCAATTCATCTTAGATAAAAAGCCTTCGGATATTGTAAGGTTGTTTTGGTCAGGATCTGGAACGCACGGAAGGGACTTGGAAATACTACGCAACCCAATGAAGCGTATAAACTTCCCTGTAAGAACAATCATAGCAGGCTATAATGAAGGCGAGAAACATATCTGGGATAATATGATATGCGCTTTTACAAATGGCTTAAAGCTAAAGCCTACGATATATAACTACAATCCTGTAACGGAATATATGGCGGCTTATTGTGATTCAGACATAAGCCTTATCCCTTTGGTGGATTCTAAGTTTAATTCAATGAAGTCGAATTTAAAAGTATTAGAAACGGCATCAAAGAAAAACCCTGCAATAGTAAGCAATGTGCATCCTTACAAGGGCTTTTATCCTGCTTGCCACGTCAATAGCCAAAAGGATTGGTATTATTGGATTAAGCTATTAACCCACGATCAGGCAGCAAGAAAGCAGTATGGGAATGACCTTTACGAGTATTGCAATAAGAACTTCAACTTACACGAAGTAAATAAGCAGAGGTTTGCTATTTATAGTAAATTGATAGGAAATGCCAGTAATTAAATGCTCAAACGGAAAATATAGAATTGGATCAGGTGCTTGCATATACGATACAGAGGAAAAGGCGCAAAGCGTATGGGCTGCAATTCGTGTATCAATGGTTGATAGTTACAAAGATTATCCACAAGCCGCAAGAGTAAACGCGCAAAGAGCAATAAATATAAGGGATCAATATGATCGTAAATGTGGAACGCCTGTTGGTTGGGCGCGTGCTAATCAATTAGCTAAAGGCGAAAATATTACAAGGGATACAATAGCAAGAATGGCAAGTTTTGAAAGGCACAGAGAGAATAGCAAGGGCAATCCAAAAGAAGATTGCGGTGCGCTTATGTGGTTAGCTTGGGGCGGCGACGAGGGCGTTGCTTGGGCGCAAAAGAAACTTGAACAAATTGATAATGAAAAAGCACGTTAAAATATATCTTGATTATTTTGGTTATGGGATTGAGGACTTTATACTTTGTGAGGCTTGCGGATCAAAGGCAGTTGACATTCATCATATAGACGCAAGGGGAATGGGCGGATCTAACAAGGCAGACACGATTGAAAACTTACAGGCATTATGTAGGCAATGCCACGTTGTAATGGGGGATACAAAGACGCACTATGATTATTTAAAAGACATACACAATAAAAAAATAGATGGCAAAGGTTAAAAGTGATTCAAAAAAGGTTAATTTTGGTAAAAGGAAATGCGGACACGCTAAGAAATCCTATAACAAACATAGCCAAAGACCTAAAGCATATAGAGGTCAGGGCAGGTAAATAAAAAACCTATGATAAAAAAAGTCAAGATTACGGAAGTAATTGCAAACCCCAACAACCCCCGTTTAATTAAAGATGAGAAGTTTAAAAAACTTGTAAAGTCAATACAGGACTTCCCAGATATGCTAAACGTCCGACCTATTGTAGTTAATAAAGATATGGTTGTACTTGGTGGCAATATGCGTTTAAAGGCAATAAAGGAAGCGGGGATAAAAGAAATTAATGTTGACATAGTTGATTGGAATGAGCAGCAGCAAAAAGAATTTATTGTAAAGGATAACGTAGGTTATGGCGAATGGGATTGGGATGACCTTGCAAATAATTGGGATGCAGAAGAATTAACCGATTGGGGTTTAGACATACCAAACTTTGATTCAAACGTATTAGAGGCAGAGGAAGATGACTTTGCAGTTCCAGATGGTGGAATAGAAACCGATATTGTTTTAGGGGATTTATTTGAGATAGGCGAACACAGATTACTTTGTGGAGATAGTACAGATAGCGACCAAGTGGCAAAGCTAATGAACGGACAAAAGGCAGATATGGTATTTACCGACCCTCCTTATGGAATCTCGCATAGTGGTAAAGGAATAAAGGGTAATGCTAAAGAAAATGATTTTGGTGAGATATTAGGAGATAATGATGTAACAGTTGCAATAGATGCTTTTAATTTGTGTCAATCTTTATTTAGCGATGCAACAATGATATTTTGGGGAGCAAATTATTATTCATCTTGTTTACCAAATGGATTTGGTTGGTTGGTTTGGGATAAGCAAAGAGAAGGAGATACTTTTAGTGGTGCAGAATTAGCATTCGTAAATAAAGGAATTAAAGTAGATGTATTTAGACATCAATGGCACGGAATGATAAAAGGTAGTGAGATGGGCGAAAAAAGAGTTCATCCAACACAAAAACCAATTGCATTAGTAGAATGGTCATTTACTAATTACAAAGCACAAGATAATATATTAGATTTATTTTTAGGTTCTGGAACTACAATGGTTGCAAGTCATAATACTAAACGCAAATGCTTTGGTATGGAACTTGATCCTAAATATTGCCAAGTAATTGTAGATAGGATGCAAAAACTTGATCCGACTTTAGAAGTAAAAAGAAACGGACAAGCGTATATAAAAACAGAACAATAACAGAATGAGCAAAGAACATTTAATACCATTTAAGCCAGGCGAATCAGGTAACCCAAACGGACGTCCGCGTAAATACGTTAGCCTACTTAAAGAGCAAGGTTACAAACTAAGCGAAATAAACGATACGATCCAAGTGATGATGTCAATGGATATGGAGGAATTAAAAAAAGTTTGGGATAATCCAAAGGCTACGATATTAGAAAAGACGATTGCCGCAGCTATGCGTAAGTCTTTAGAAAAGGGAAGCCTATATTCATTAGATACTTTGTTAACCCGTGTATATGGCAAGCCTAAAGAACAAATGGATATTCAGCAAGATACGAGGATAGAGGTTGTATTTGTTGAAGGTAAAACTATTTTATAGTGCGCATAGAATTACCAAATCCGCATATAAACCAAAAGAAGATATTAGAATGCGATAGGCGTTTTATTGTCGTTATGTGCGGAAGGCGTTTTGGTAAATCAGAATTATCACAAATACTTGCAATTAGCGAAGCGATCAAAGGCGGTCAAGTTGCATACATAACGCCAACATATAAATTGGCAAAGGCATTTTTTGAAAGGCTTACGGCAGCACTTCCTTTTAAAAACAATATCAGCAACTTAAAGATATATTGCCCTAATAACGGATCAATTGAATTTTATACAGGGGAACGATTAGACAATTTAAGAGGTCGCAAGTTTCATTTAGTTATCATAGACGAGGCAGCATTTATCCCTGACTTAGAATCAGGGTGGCAAAATAGCATACGCCCAACGTTAACTGATTATCAAGGTAAGGCGGTATTCCTATCCACGCCAAGAGGCAAGAACTTTTTTTACTCTATGTTTATGAAGCAGGGCGAGGCTGATTGGCAATCTTTTAAATTCAGTACCTATGACAATCCATATATCAATACAAAAGAAATAGACGAAGCACGATTGCAATTGCCAGAGGTTGTATTTGAACAAGAATATTTAGCAAACCCTTCGGAGAATAGCGCAAACCCATTCGGGAACGCATATATAAAAAACTGCATACGTTTAATATCAACTCAGCAAATCGTAGCTTATGGGATTGACCTTGCTAAGTCAGTTGACTTTACAGTTATCATAGGGCTTGACAATGGGGGTAACGTGGCTTATTTTGACCGCTTCC